TATTAAAATTTCTAATTTTTCAGTATATTTTTTTAAAACTATATAGTTCAATCCAAATTGGGTTTTGGAACCCCTATCCTTTTTTAATTTTAAGTATTTGGGTATATTTGAAAAAACCTGTTGATAACCATTTTTATGCTTTGTTGTTTGCAAATACTCTTCATGATCTGTCCCATACAGAGAAATTCTTAAATAATCTAAATCAAAAATTTCTTTATTTTTATTCAATAATTTTTCTGTCAACATATATGCATTAGTGTACATAGAAGTTTTAAATTTTTTATCTGACAAGCTATTAATTATTTCGCCAATTTTAGGATTTGTAAGAGGCTCTAATCCACCAGAAATATAAAACCTATGAGGATCATTATCTGGGGCTTCCTCAATAAGTTTTTTATACATTTCAATACCAGCATCAAGGGTGCTTCGATTATATTTTGCGTCATAGTTTCTCCCACAAAAAGTACATTCAAACATACATGATATTCCAACAAATAACCCCACCTTAAAAGGAAAATAGTTTTGTTTTTTATTAAATGCATCTAATTTATTTTGTTGAGGTTGAGGTGCTTTGTTAAAAGTTCCTTTTCCATCTTTACCTATTTCTACTAAGTTTTTAGGGTTATTTTTTGATACAATTAAACCAGACGGTGGTTTAAATGCCTTATCAACACGTAGGTTATTAACTTTTGGACTTGATTGTGGAGCAACAGTTCCTAAATTAATTGTTGCATCTCTTTTTTGTGCAAGTGTTGCTGGTGGTATATCATTTCCATCTGCATCTTTAAGTGGCACATTATTAAGTTCTTCAGCTGTAAGACCTAAAAAACTATTTAGTCTTTCCATTGCCAAACCTATTAAATAAACACCTCCTAATAGTAATCCAGTTTTAGCTAACAAGCTTCCACCTGGCAAAAGTGCTGATATAGCCAAAGCTCCAGCAACAACAACGAATGCTTTCTGTAAAAGGTTTAAATTACCAAGCATACTTCCACCTTCTTCTCCTTCCCCTTTTTTATCACCCCCAATAGTTTTATCTATTAGACCTAAAGCTTCACCTAGTGATTTCCAACCAGATTTATTAGTAAGTCCTAAAAACCCACTAGAAATTTCTATAAGGTGACCAAGTAATCCTTTGTTTTCTACTGAACCATCACCTATAATTAAAAGACTAAGTTGAGAAAGTAACCCACCTTTACCAAAAATTCTTTTTGCAGCAGCTGCTATTTTTTTAGGTGCATCGCCTTTTAAAAATTCTTTAAAGCCAGGAGAGTTAAGGTACTGCAATACAAGTCCGTATACAGCAACACCAAATAGTACCTTTAATATACCTTTCCCTGTATCTTTAAACTTTTTAAAATATTTGCTAAAAAAACCTCCTATTTCACTTAATTGTTTTCCTACCCAACTATTTTTCCCTAAGTATGTTCCAAAAATTTCTTTAAAAGTTTTTTTCTCATCTTTATCCTTTTCTTCATTTTTTACTGAACTTCCGTTTTTACCTTTAGTAACAAATGCGCCCGTTAGAGCTTCAGACATTTTTGTAAATATTTTAAAATTTTTATCTTGATTTTTACCAGTTATTGTTTTTGTGTCTTCATTACCCTTTTTAATTACGGCTTGTGTTTCATCTGATTCTCGTTTTTGTTTGTTTCCAATAAGAACATCATTAATAATTTCGCCAGCAGAATTTTTGAATGATGTTCCAAGATCAGAACCTTTTGCATCACTAGCAATTTGTTGCATAAGTAACTTATTAGTTTTTTTCTGTTCTTCAATGAGTTGTTTAAAACTTTTATCTTCAGCCATAATTGTTTCCTATTTTTTACTTGAACCAGTATATAATCCAAACCATGCAGCACCAGCACCAACAACTACTGAAACTAAACCACTTTGTTCCATTGTAGGTATTTCTAATGCCATGTACCACATAACAACCTTATATAACAAGTAGATGTATGTTGATATGAATATTCTTGGAAAGATTCTCCATTGGTCAATAGCATATGCTAAATCAACAGTTTTTTTATATTTATTTTCTGACATTTTGTTGCATCTTCTTTCTTTGTTTTTCTTGTTCTTTGACGTGGTTTTGTAATAAACCTAAATATATTTCCCTTTCCCAAGGCATCATATTTTCCAACTCTGATAAACTATATTTATATACATGTATTAATATAAAGTTAGTTTTAAGATAATTAGTTACAGTATCATGCGAAAGGGCTATACTAAAAAAGTGTCCATACCCTCCAACGTCACTTCACTTATCACTTTTGTCTTTGGATTTGTTACATTAACGATATGACGAATTTTAGGCATAGTGTTAAAAAATTCCATCAACTTTTCAAGTTGGTTTGTATTGAAAGAGTCTATAAATTCATTTAATTCTTTTTTGGTAATGTCATTTTTATTGTGAATAGTATCCCCATCATGCACTTCAAGTATACATTTATTTATCAACTTAAATATATTCTCTGTTGTATCTTTCATATCTTTCATATCAGATAGTTGGGGGTATTTCATAATCATTTTAACATTATCCGTAATTTCAATTATGTTTGTATGTTTTTCATCATTTAGTACATTCACGTCTTCCAGATTAATTTTAATAGTAGTTTCTGTCTTATTATCATCTGGACAAGTAATAGTTAATGTTACATTTCCACCTACAGAACGCATCCTTAACTGTAAGAATACATACTCAATATCAAATATTGGTGATATAAGTGCATCTACTTTACCATAAGTACATGAATTAATAAGTTGTTGTATTGTTTCTGCAATTTGGTTTTCATCTTTACTTTCTTCGGCTATCATTAGTAATTTTTGTTCTTTCACCAAGAAAGGTCTAAATTTTATTTTTCTTCCTGTAGAAGGTAAATCCAATTCATAAGTTGGAGCGGTTAGTTTTGGTAAAGCCATAATTTTTCATCCTTTAAAATAATTTATTTAATAACGAAGGTACTTGAGCAGTTATTCTTCGTTCAATAGTATTGACTGCAATTTCTGACAATCTATCTGTAAATGAACTTCCATTATTAAGTTCATGTGTTGCTACATTTGTCCAATATCTATAAGTAAATGTAACGTCTACAGTAGTTATTGTATTATTTGTTCCATGTGATAATGGTTGTGCAGATATAGTTTTTGGAAAACATTCAACCAGTTTAACACCAGCTCTTCTAGTATCCTTTTCATCTAATTGGTATATATCTATTGAACCAACATAGTTATCGTAATACCCTAAAGACCATGTTCCATTATCATCAAATGCAAGATTTTGCCATGTTTCAAAAATACCCTTTTCCCTGTGGTCATTAGAACATAAAAATGTACCACTAATTTCACCATAAGAATATCCTTGAACAATTTCTCTTGTTGGGCCATAGATATTTGTATCTGGTACTGTGTCTAAGTTTCGGCCAGGAAAAGATATACTTTGACATCTAAGTGATGCTGCTCTATCATCGCCTCCACCCTTTTGTCCTGTCAATCTATTTACAACATCTTCCATAATACCACCACCTCTTCTACCACTAGGGGAAGACAATATAACTTCATAACGATTTGGTCTTGCATAACCATTATCATTACGAAACAATCCTAAAAATTCATTTAGAACTGCAAACGCAGGGCCTTCTATGAAATCTCTTGACAATATTTTAGGCATTAAATCATACTCCTTGAATCTGACCAAACTTTATTATCAGTTGCTTTAGTAAATCGTTGAACTGGTAATAGGGTTGCAACTGTAAATTCATCTGCATCTACCCTACGAAATCTTGATTTAACCTTACCAGCAAGATATCGTTTAAGTGTTGGTTTTAATAATTTTACATTTTTTAATTGTCGATAGTCAGCATTTATTTTAGTTTTGCTGTCAAATTTAGTATCTGTACTATAATCCATTAGTTCATCTAAGAGTCTTATCCTTAATGGTATAGGTAGGTAATGTAAATTAATACCTAAAAACCCATCTGCATATCTTTCTAGGGGTAGAACTAGAGGAAACCTATCGTAGTATGGTAATGTCTTTTTAAACTTTGGGTCATAGAAAAACATATTTAGATTACCAAAGAACGGTCTAGATGCTTGTTTACCATCTCGTATTAAATTCATAGCAGTAGGCTTACCAAACTCTGCGATTTTATCTCTAAACCACTCGGTAGATTTTGGACGACCTTTAGCCGCATCTATTACGCTTTGCATGTATTTACTAGGAACTGCCATACTACTATTTATACTTCGGATTCAAGTGGTCTTCAGTAAGAATTTTAAATTCCATACCTCTGTTATCACAATAATCTATCGCACACTTCCATTTGGCTTGGTTGATACCCCAAGTCTTGACTTCGTTATACCACCTCTTAGTTTTACGTTTGGGTGATTTGATGGGTTGTTTACATTGAGCCTTAGGTTTGACCTCAATAATAAACTTCTTATGTGTACCATCACCTTGTTTTATCTTGATATAGAAATCTGGGAAGTATCTATGCATCTTTCCGTCCCACGGCGACCTATAGGGTACTATAACTTCCTCACTACCCCATTCTATGACCTTCTCATTCCTATCACAATA